GATCCGGCGGTAATTGTAATACCAAGTAGTATGTTCTTTCTTTCATAACCAGCAATATAGCGGTTAAATACTCGCACGAAAGGATCGGTATTGTAATCTGAACCTGGGTTAATTCTTGTCAATGAACTGATTGTACCAATCGTAAACTGTTCATATGTCAGCAATTCAGAAAATGGTGTGTTTGCATCACCGCTAGGATCAGCTGGGAATCCATACCCGAAGGACATGTTTATGGAAACATTAGCATCAGTGCCGCCTCCGTTATCAGGCAAGGCCCACGTTGGTTCTGCATAATATTCTTCACCTGGGTAGGTCACGGTGATACTTGTAATTGCGCCGGCTGTTACGTTTATTTCCGCTGTCGCCGGTATTAGTGGTTCGCCGTCTGCATAACCACCACCAGTAAATGTGACTGCTTGCCCGTCTGTGTATCCTGATCCACCGGATGTTACTGCAAACGAATCTACAAAACCAACACCTGAGTTTGAAGCATTCAAATATATGCCCATATATTCAACACCAGCAACATTTTCTTCATTTAATAGATTGGTATTAAGTGTTACAGTTTCTTCATTTTCCAAACTACCAATTTCAAAGTCGGCGCCTGAACCTGTACCTATGTTGTTGATAACAAGGTCTAGGTTTGGTCTTGCTAATAGATCATGTTCTTTGATTTCTTCACGCACGGTAGTAATAGTCATACCAGCGCCGTCAACATACAAGAATGATGATGTATTGCCATACAAACCAACGCATGATGTATTTTGACCTATGACTATACCGGTCGCTGAAGTATTCGATACACTATCAACAACGCCGTTTGATGTAGGATCACCATTATACCAAACGTCTGTGGCCGCGACATTAGCTATTGCCGAAATCTCTTCGATGTGGTAAGTTGATTGACCACGAATTTTGTTACCAACTGTGAAGGCGCCGCTCACCTGTCTGACAATCCAAGTATTAGCATCACTTTTACTGCTCAATACACCAGTAGCACCAGCCTGAGTGATGGTTGCATCTACTATAGTTGCATTCGCGGAAGTATTACTTACCTGTATGATGTCGTAGGTTGAAGCAAAAGTACCAAAGGCAATCGTAACTTCTATAATACTTGAATTGGTAATTGAATTGATTGTACCAAAAGCATATTGATCGAGCAACACTGTGTTACCAACGGTTTCATAAACTCGCATTTCAATAACTTCACCATTGGAGAAGGTAGAAGTATCATCAACGGTTAACGTCCAATCCTGTTCCTCATAAATTATTTCATCGACAGCTAGAGGTGCATCATTAGCAAAGTCCATTGTTACTTGCGAATTGAACGTGCCTGTTGAAAGAACCATATCAATGGTCGTGTTAGTACCATCACCAACAACATCGTAAATAATACCGTTACCAACTTCGGTATAATTCACCAATTTTACAAGCGCACCATCAGTTGGATCAACATCGAATACCACGTTGCCGGATGTTACGGTATATTCTGTGTTGGAAATCAAACCACCATCAACGGTCACGATTATATTATCTGTAGCTACTGTTCGGTCGAATGATGGACCATTAATTGTGTTAGCAGTATATGAATCTACATATGTTTTCACACCCACAAGGTAATCGCCAGCAGTAGTGTTTGCAAATGATGTTTCAAGATCAGCACCGCTCAAACAAATGATCTGTTCTTTTTCCTGCTTAACAGTTTCAAAATCAATAAATTGATTACTTGTGTTTGAATTGTCAACGAATAACATGGCAGTCGCCACGTAAATATCCGTGAAGTCATTTGTTGGATCGTTGTCGTCCGGTGTGTTTAACGTATAACCAGAACCACCATCGACCAATGTAAATTCCACCAGACCCGTCGCGGATGTTGTCGCTATTACCCGTGCAATGCCTTGTTTACCAGATTCATCTATAACATTATATAGATCGCCAATTGTAGAAGCCTGTCCGCCGTCTATAACAGACAAACTTGACAATGAACCTATGATTTTTGGAGCATTTACAAGATTAGTATCACTCGATACAAGTTCGTTCGTAAGAAAAGTACCGCGTATATTACTTAAATAAGCAACATCAATCATACGTCCTTGTATTCTTTTCGTGACAACACTCTCGACAAAAGCGGTAGCGCCAGATTTGGATCCAGTGATTTGGTTGTTGATAAAGGTAGAAGTTCGGGTTGATCTTGACAACTCTATGTAACGAGGAATAAACCATTTACTATCAGATGGTTTTAATACATCCCTACCAGGCAAATAAACCGTGCTGTCTTCATTAAACAACATACGTATCAACAACTGTGCTGATCGTGGGCTACCCTTTGAACGGTATAGGTCCATTATGTGTTTGATTATAAAACGTTTATCGATGGCTGTTGTGAAGGATAGATTGTTTAAAAACTGTTCTTTGAAATGAACAATGAAATCATCCATCGTTTCATCAATATCACGTGTCGCAAACATGTTGCGATTTAATTTCGTCGCAGCATAATCATTTCTTTCCAGAAACTCAAAATAGGCTGTTATAAAATCGACAAGAACAGGACCATCTTCCCGGTAGACAGCGGGAAATTGATTCTCTATATAGCCTGAAATTGTCTTATTGATGTCGTGCATTAATTTTCAGCAGCCTCTACATTGACAGTAACATCTACATCCCGTATGGAGATGATACGATCTTTGGGTCCTATGATATCTTCCACTAATGGTCGAGCATACAATTTAATCGCGCTGCCAACATAAGAAGGTGTTGTTAAATTACGAATGGTAATATCGCCTGTTTCATAATCCACCACACCAACATCACCGACCAAAGTTCTAACACCATCGGTCGCAGTTGTTAGAATTTTCAAAACGCCGGCGCCGTCATCTTGGATATATGCCGAATCATTATTATAGGTAAATATCGAAGAAGTTATACTTGGTTTATGGTGTGTATAATCTCCTGATTCTGGAGGATGATCGATCATCAATTCATTCCCATAAGAGAATGCAAAATTAGTTGGTGTATCAGGCAAAGGATTTAAATCAGCGATTATTTGCAACTCGGTGTCATTAGACACGATAGAAGAGTCTGAATCATCAATTGATCTCATTAACCTTGATTGTCTTACATTTTTCTTAAAGTCACTTAGGTAGGTTGTATTGTATGTCTGTATTGCTGAACGTACAATAGATGAAATTTCGCCAGGCGATTTTTCAGATATTTTGGTATTGTAATACACGGTAGAAGACACGCGCACATAAATAAATGATGGTGAAATTACAATCGGTTCAATTGATAGTGGGCACCTACCTTTCAAGAAATTGCTGTATTTTCTTTTGTTGTTTTCTGAGACACCATCAGCACTTGCAACATCGACAGCAACAACCACGCGGCCATATTTGGGAGGCGTCAACTCTTCACCGCCATATACGGCAACTGCCTGTATTTCTGCAAATTCATTTTTCAAAAGATTTTCATAATCTGATTCTGTAACAGCGCGTTCTTGGATTTGAATTGATTTCGGCGCATAGAATTTGATTGACTGGATAGATTCTTGTTCCGCGCCAGAATCCGCAGATGCATTGGTAACTACACTTGCATTATAACCAGAAATTGTACCACTAGGTGTAAATGTTGCTGCGCCATTTGGTTCTTCACCAGTTGCAACACGATACTTTATCTCGACAACCTCGTTGGTTTGTGGCTGACGGCCGAATACATCATTGCCGAAAGTGACCTCATAACGATCTTTTTCAGCTGGTTGCAAGTAAAATACCTCTTGACTGGCAGTTACGCCGAATAGGTTTGATTTAAAAGTATAGTCGGTGCCGGCAGCGCCCAAAGCATCCGACGCATATACGCGTACAGAAACACTATCTGTATCAACTTGCTTGTTTGATACGGTATATCTTGTAGCAGACGTAGCGCGATATAGTTCCGTTTCCACATAACCTTCATATAACAAAACGTCCGACATTGAATAGATACCATTTTCAGGAACAATGGTATATACTTCATCTGTGGTAAATGTATATGTTACATCATCAACGTTTGTTGTAAACTTGGTATATTTTGGAACAGTAATGTAAGCTGGGCTATCTCCAGGGGTGAATGTAAGTGTCACCCTTGCGCGGGCGGCGCGATAAGATCGTGGAAGATAATTCAATTCTTTACAATGAGATATGATAGATGATCTCAGCTGTGCTGAATCAAGAAACATCTCTGACAATGCCATGTTTGTATAGAAATTGTTATGAAAGGTGTTATATGCTAATAGGTCAAGTACAACATTTAGCGTAGCACCATCATAATCATAATCCGCAAATTGTGATTGTCCTTGTAGATATTGTTTAAGACTTTCCTTGATTTGGTCAAAGTCTAATTGTGCGATTGGTGTACTAGCCACTTATCTTACCCTTTCTAGTATAACGTCTAGAGAAACTGGTTCTTGTATATTTATTACTCTAAAAACGATTTGAATATTCACTTCATTACTATCAATTTCACCCGATACAACTACATCAACAATATCCGCGCGTGGTTCATGTGATTCAATGGTTGATATAATATTTTGCTTTATATAATCGTATGTCTGTGGTGTCGCATTATCAAATAGAAGCGCTCTGATATTACCACCAAACTTTGGTCGAAACAATCTTTCGCCTTTATCAGTCAACAATATGTTACGTATAGACTGTTTCACCGCATCCACATTTGTCTTGCGAAGCAATGTGTCCTTCAACGGATGTGTATCAAAGTTTGTGTACAAATCCGAGTAGATTATTCTGTTTGTTAGCGGTGATGTAGCCATTAAACTTTCCGTTTATTTTATATTTATATCATGCGAGTAAATTGGATACAGCTTTATTATCAACTCTACCCGCGACCAACAATTGGTCTTTGATGTCTTTTGGGCTATCACGAACAACAACAGGTTGAAAATGAATAGCATCCCTTGCAAATGGGTTATGGAAACCATGTTTTCTCATAATAGGAGCCAATATACCATTATACGGTGATTCTTTTTGCTGGTATCGTCCTTCGTAAAACAGACCAATATCAACAGCCAAACCATAATTGTGCCAACTATTTCCTGGATATGCAACTGGTTTGTTCAAAGGCTTCAGTTTATTATACAATACTCTTTGCCTGTCGATACTTCTAAGCGCTGAAGTGATTGTGATGTCCCAATTCTTTTTATAATATAATGATAGAAATTCTTGTATGGCCAATGCAACCGGTTGTCTGATAGATTGGTTGAGAGTGTTTATCTGTTGTGCTATTTTCGCAGCATAAACACCTGGATAGAAAAATGATTCATCGAAAAACGTTACATTTATATAATTTTCTGCTTTTTGTATGACAGCTTCGCGCTGGACGACTTCACGCCCGGCCATTGCAGGATTGAAACTTCTTTGTTTCGATGCTGCCACAAGGTCCTTAAAATTAGCCTCGGCTTCTCTATCTTTTTTCAAAGCATATTCATTTTTCATTTCGATATCGCGGGTTCGTTGTTCTGTGGACTTGGTTACCTGCCACTTAGCTAAGTTTTCTTTATGTTTTATTTCAGCATCAACGTTTTTTTCGTCGATGATTTTCGTAACCGTGGCAGTCTCGATTTTCACCATAGACTTGTTACGTTCGTTTACAAGTTCTTTAGAATCATCAGCAAGTTTCTTGATTGCAATTTCAGTTGGTTTCAAACGTTCACTGCTTACCGAAGGTACCCGCATAGGTAGATTTTCTGCATTCTTTTCAACCATTCCCATGCGAGCAATGGTGGTTTGT